TTCCGATAACGTTTAATTATCGGAAATATATTAACAGTTGTATTGGTCTATTATTGTTGCATCTTTATCACAATGTGTTGTTTAAATATCACACCGCCAATATATACACGTTTTAAAAACGCTTGGTTGCACATATGAATAGGAACTTAATCGCATATATAATTGATTGATCTTAATAGTTACCAACACAAGCAAGCGTTGTTAAATGCTTTAATGTATTACGAATGATCTTCTTTAATTCTATTTATTCAACCAATGCTTTATTGATACAGAGTTACAAACGCTAATTATTTTTTCTTATTATAATTCTTTTTTGTTTTTGCCTTCTTTTTTTCAATGCAGTTTTATTAACAGCATTTTTATTGGCTTTTAATTAACTTTAAAGAAATAAGATAATAAATTCAATAACTTAGTTTTTTATATCATTTTATATCTTGAACTGTAACCGATTAGGATATATTTAAAAAACAAAACAACATAGGGTAAAAAAAAATGACAACATTAACACAAGAAGTAATAAACAAAGTAAATGCTAAGATGATTTCTTTAATGAAATCTGAAGGCGTTAATTGGAGCAAGTCTTGGAGTGATAAAAGTTTTATGTCAGTTGATAAACATCATTACAGTGGCTTCAATACATTTTGGTTAAGTACACAACCTTTTGAGCGTAAAGTTTATGGTACTTATCTACAATGGAATAAGAAGGGTTGTAAAGTAAAAGCAGGAAGTAAAGCGGTTGGTCTTCTATTTTATAAAACTTTTAAAAAAGAAGTTGAGAATAAAGAAGGTAAAAAAGAAGATAAGTTTTTTCCTCTTCTTAAAACTTTTAATGTTTTTAACATTGAACAGGTTGATGGAGATACAGCTCAATTTGACAGTTACGATATTAAACAAAATAGAGTAACCGACATAAAAGCAGTTGATGATTATATTAGTAATTTAAAAGCTAATATAAATCATGATGGCGGATCACGTGCATTTTATAGACCAAGCACTGATTCAATACATATGCCAACTAAAGATTCTTTTTTTGATACAAAAAATGGATCAGCTACAAGTCATTATTATAGCGTTTTATTCCATGAATTAACACATTGGACTGGAGATAAAACAAGAATGAACAGGGACTTGTCAGGGTTTTTTGGTAACCCTTCATATGCCTTTGAAGAGTTAATAGCGGAACTTGGATCGGCTTATCAATGCAATAAACTTAATATTGATAATGAACCAAGAGTTGATCATGCTCAATATTTAAACTCATGGATCAAGGCTATAGAAGATAATGACAAAGTACTTTTAAAAGCATCTTCAATGGCTAATAAGGCTGTTGGATATATGGATATTTTACAGGAGAATAAAGCCAAGATAGCTGCTTAATTAAAGAACTTGTAACCCTTTATTTTAGAGGGTTACAGGATCTTAAAATAAGATCTATACTAACATTGACACCATAATGGTTACGATGATAGTATATAACAAAACAACAAAGGGTTAAAACATGACAAATACAGACAAAATAAAACTTGAAGTAATTGCCACATATGAAGATGGCGAACAAGAAATATTTCAAGTTGATTTAAATGAAGACTTAGATTTAATTTTAAAATCTGAAAATGATTTATTATCATATCTAAGAAATGTTATAAGTTATCCTACAGATAGTGATCTTTTTAAACTATCTTTATGTTGGATCTGTAACGAAGACACTGTTAAAAAATATAATACCATTAAAGATAGTATTTCTAATAATGGAAAATATTTTTTTCAAAGTGGAGAATTAGCATAATGAAAAAATATGAAGTAGTAATAAGTGAAAGCGTTGCTAAGTATATTGAGGTAAAAGCTAATAGTGAAGAAGAAGCAATTAAAATGGTTAAGGAAGGCTTCTGGAGTGATGAAGATGTTATTAAAGAAGATTGTCTAGATCGTTCTGTTGAGGATGTTGAGGAGGTAACAGAATAATGTTTAATAGATCAGACTTAAACGCTTTGCTTGCAACAGTTATAATTATTCTACTTGGCTATGCTGCAATGCACTTGTTCATATTCCTAGATGAATATTTTAAACTAACTATTTATTAACAACTGAAAGGTAAAAACATGACATCAATTCAACAACTGCAAGAGCATATAAAAAGATTGAACGATGAAAAGCTACTTAACCAATATGATCTTTATGCTTCATATCAAATCAAAGACATAAAAGAAGTTATATATCAGCGTTTAATTGAATGCGAATTAGAAAATAGGCGATTGCTTACTCATAAAATTATAGAGGATGAGTACGAATTTGCTCAGTAATTATTGATCTATAATTTTAGTCTTGGCTTGGTTTATTTCTTCGTATTGATTATATTTTTGCTGAAGTTCTTCTGAATCAAGCCAACTGACTACAATGTTATTTACTGTTCCTTTGTTAATCATTTCTTTTGATTTCACTCCATATAATTCAGGTATAATTTTCTCTGCTAAGAACTGACAAAACCTAGATTTTTCTTTTAACCACATCACCATGTTAGGATCAGGAACGCTATCGGTATTTGAATAGATCCTGATAAGAGATTCTAAAAGCGTTTGAATGCCTAACTTCCTGCTCTCTTCTATTTTAATTTTGATCTCTGAATTTTCTGGCTTTCTCAATTGATCGTAGAACTGCCTTAAACTGATCTTGTAAGGATTCCCCTTTGAGAATATCTCTGAAATTTGCTTTGAGTCTATTAACTGATCGCAAATGTCGTTCACTTGTGTAGTTGTTAGCATCAAGTCTTGGCTTGATTTTGCTGTAATAATATTGCTCGGCTTTGTTTCTGTCATTGTTAAATTGTTTTAACTTTTGTAATATCTTTATGCGACTATCGTCAGTTAGTCCAGATTTTTTGAAGCCACCTTTACCACCTCTATGTTTATAACCAAAATAATCTGTGTTCTGTCCACCATGGAAAGCACATTTAAAGATCTGCCTATTTTGATTGTCAAAGCTATCTGTTGGATAACCTTTAGCATAACAAAATCTTGATTTTCTTTTTATAAATTGATTACAAAAAATTCTTTTAGATTTAAAACCACCTTTCATTAAAACTTATTCTTCTTCATCTCCCATGGCTTGATACCATTAGCCTTGTTATATTTAACACGAGCAACATACCTCTCACTTCTCTGCTTACCATTGGATTGAAGAGCTTCTGTTATCTTTTGTTTAGCAATAACTTCAGGAAGTAATTTTTTTTGGCGTAGCTCTTGCTGTTTATAATCCAACACTAACTTCATATACCATTTATAAGTTGGGTTATTTAATAGATTGTTAGTATCGGCAGGGGATAGACCATTTAGAAACCTATACAATGTACTAATCAATACATCTTTATCATTCTTATACTTGTTTATTATATCATCTACTCTTTTATCATTATCCATTTTATTATTAGAATTATCTTTATTAAGATATATACTAAAGTTATCTTTCTTAATACCAGTCAGCCTGACTGCACCAATCAGTCCCCCTGACGTATCACTCATGTCCCCCTGACTGCTACCTACCATTAAAACAGGGTTAAGTTTATATAAATTAGTAGAAGAAAGACGCTTCTTTTTAAGCAATCCAAGCGACACCATTAACTTAATTCTGCGGTAAATTGTAGCCTTAGATATTCCAAGAAGGCTGTGCATAAGAGCAAGACGTGGGTAGCATTCGCCTGTCTTCTGATTTGAGTACCTTAAAAGCACAACAAGTATCGCTAGGCAATCGGCTTTATTCCTACCTGCCAAGCCTAAGAATATATCGTTTTTAAATATACTTACAGGCACTCGTATATGACTTGTGTATTTAGCCACGTTTTACCTTATGTTTGCACACTTTATCATGCTGTATCTGTAAATCTAACATAACGTAATACCACTCCTCTTCTAGAATAGGGTTTAAACCGCCTTTAATAGGGTATAGACGCTGAACTTTGAACTCTAGGCTATCCGTATCTGGTATAGGTTTATAGTATAGCAAAAAACAAGGTATATTTAAGCCTTGTGCTATGGCTTCTACAACATTAGTATATTTCTTATAGTTTTTACCAGTATCATATACAGTTTCAATGACTGCTAATGGTTTCCAACAAGGTTTATTAATACAAATAGGAACTGAATCAATATCTATGTAAGCAATATCATTACATTTATTTCTATGCCATTCGGAATAAAAGTCGCCAAATCCACCTACGAAATAATTATATCTAGCCATTAGTTTAATTTGTATAAGTAAATATGTTTGCCTTTGGTTGTAGCATACTTAGCCAAACCACAATCTAATGCTGTTTTAATTCTTTGAGCAAATGGTTTTAATTTACCTTTGTATTTAGTTCTTATTGTTTTATCGTGATATAATTTATCATTATAAATAATAACTTTACCAGCGTTTGTCATTCCAGAATATTTAAAGTTAGATGCTTTATAAATAGTTCCTGTGTGATTATAATTACTGTCAGCATAACTAATAACTAATTTATATTTAGTATTTTTCTTTAGCCAACGAAGAGTAAATCCAATAAAAAAACTTTCAGTATTTTTTGGAGTATCATCAATACAACATAATCTTCTTAATTCTATAAGATCAGTTTCTTTATCTGCATATTTTTTCCATACTCCACCCATACCTATTTGACCATAGATCATAGCACCTATTAACATATCATCATTCATTAACTTAAAACAAAAGTTAGACTTTAAACCATTAATAGACTTAGAATAATGCCACGTTTCTATGAATGATTTAACCTCTTTTCTATCGCATAACTTGACTGTAAAATTTTTAACAATCATTATTATTTTTCTGTATCTTTATACTCATAGTTATACTGACCAACTTCTGTTTCTGTTGTAGTCCACTTTGGTTGATCTTCTACACTCCAAACTTTAGTATTAACTAATCTATTAATTAAAGGTGGCTTACTCCAATCAACACCCATATTACTGTCAAATACCCTAAGGCGATTATTAGGTTGTATGCTAAAATTTCCATTATCCATTTCTATAACATGACCACACTTGTGTTGATCTGGTTTAGAAGCATAACCAAAATCTAATTCATTAAAATCACCCTCAGACCAATCTAATGTGAACATATACTTACCTAGCTGCGGAGTTTTATCTCGTTGTAAGAACTTTACTTTAGATCCTGCTAACTGATGAAATGTTGTTACTGAAATATTATAACTAAAAGAATCCCATAAACATAAATCTGATAATGGTTGTTCAGGTACACCTTCGTCTTGGCAAAATGCTGAGATAGGTGAACGCCACCATATACCACCATCTTCCATAACAAAATTAAATAGAGGAACTTGTTTAGGAATACTTGTTACTCCAAATACTACACACCAAAAATATTTATCGTGTGAGTCTTGCTGATCTCTTAAATAGTTTCCTCTTACATAGCATTCTATTAATGGTATGTTGGCGTTTAAATACATTATTATTTTTCCCTTTCTTTTTTTAATTCTAAGTTTAAGATTTGTATCTCTTCGTTTAATCTATCTATTTCTTTTTTAAGTATGATTATTTTTTCGTTATAAATATCAATTACATCTTCTACTTCTAATTGTTTTTCAATCATTAGTTCTCTAGTTTTTTAATTGATAAAATAACACCACGAGGGATTACAACGCAGTCGCCTACGTCTAAGCTGTCTGAATTAAAACTATATGTTGCAAAAGTTTTTACCCAATCTTTATTCTCTTCATAAAGATAACCTATTGTAGTACACATAGCAGGAACTAAGTCTTTTAAATCTTCCTCAGTATTCCATGCGTTGTCGCAACTGTTTATATCCAGCCAACTTATAATAACTTTATCAAAGTTTATGGGTTTCATACCAGCTTTCATAAAAGTTATTAGGTTGAATTGATCCCTTAGTTCTTTCAGTTATAACTTTCATAAACTTAGGGTGTGGAATACGCTGACAATTTTTCCATCTTAAAATAGTTACTGTTGGATTTGTTCCTGTTAATCCAAATAACTTTGCCAGTTCTTTATTGCTGAGCTTATGATCTTCTTGATACTGCGTTAGTTTGTGTTTCATTTAGTTTTCCTTTTTATTCTATTACCAAAGCAATCAAACATTCTGTGATACCTCTTTAATAATTTATTTAATTGTGATTTATTCTTATTCATATTTACCTTTCTGTTTTAAACCCTTATAAACCAATATGGTTTAGTGTCAATTATTATTATTGACATAAAGGTTATTAAGACTAATGTAAGTTAAAAAATGAAAGGCTTAAAATGGTTATTGATTTAACAAAGAACAATTCTATAGCAGCACTAAATAATTTTGATCCTGATATTTGTATTAAATATTATCAGGCACTTGGTTTAGACCACAGCTCACCATCACAGGATAACATGAGTGATTCTGATTGGTTGTGTAGATACGTTTTTTTTGATGAACAAACTAGGCGTGCTTTACAAGGTTCATACAGAATGTCAGCTGGCGTAAGCATTGGTAGAGCTTCTCAAAGATTTGTTTCTAAATATATGTATGAAGCAGAGAAAAGAATTCTTAATGAAAAAAAAGATTTAGATACTATCATCAAAGAAGAATTAGATCTTTACGATAAGTATGTTGTTGCAGATGAAGAGGATAGAATACAAAAAGAAGATACAAAAAATTATCTTGCAGATATGATTAAGATTTGTTGTAAAGCATTAGCTGATCTTAAATTAGGTGATGAAGTAGCAAGCGAAAGATACTGCACTTATAAATTTAAAGAATTAGTTTTAGAAAAATTAGGGAGAATAGATTACGAGCAAATGGATAAGTCAGGCAGTGCTGCTAAACTTATTGAACTTAAGACAAAGCATCGTAGCAAAAGAAAGTCAGATACAAAAGCTGGTTACTCTTGGGTAAAAGGATATTTGCCAAAAAATCCAGACTTAAACCATGTACGCCAGTGTGCTTTTTATTGGTACGCCACAAAAAAAACTCCTCACTTGCTTTATGTTAATCAAGATAGCTACAATGTATTTACTCCTGACACTTGTGAATTACTTACTCCTGAGTACATGGAATTTTTAATTCAACAGGATTTGATTAAATCTAAAATTCGCCAGAACTTGATCTACATCACAAAAGGAAATGCTCGTGAAATGGCTAAGCTAATTCCGCCGCCAGACTTCTCAGGTTTCATGTGGAAAAACATAGCTGATGAACATGTTAGATTAGCTGCAAGCCTTTGGGACAATGTGTAGAAATATGGATATAAATTGGTATCATAAACAACATCATAAAATTCGTGAGCAATTTAGACATGATATTATAATGGGTAAAATTAAACAGAGAGAAGATAAATTATTTAGAAATATGTTTATAAAAATATCTTTAATTATAACTGCAATCGTTTTGTTAGTTACAGTAGTGTTTTAATAAATGAAAATTATTCTTACGATAATAATGATGAATGGCACAATCCATAATTTAGGTTATGAAATTGATTCTTATTCTCCAAGAATATGTGATAAGTTATTTGATAAGATAACTTACATAGGTAAGTCAAGTGGCAAGAATAAGTATGGTACTTTCTATAAATCAAAAGAAGTATTTGCTCACTCTTGCTCAATAGAAAAAACAACTAAAGGAAACAATGAAAGAAAAAATAAAACAAGTTAATGATTTGTGTGCAGCCAATGGTGCATACATAAATCAACATGGAAAGAAAACTGTATCAGCTTGGTCTAAAGTTAAATACTTTAGAGAAGTATTTGGTACTGAGTTTGGAATGAATACTATGATTGTAGAACACTCCGACAGATATGTCATAGTGAAATGTTTAATTATGGGTTACGATCCTGAAAGAATTATAGCAACAGGTTACTCTAAGCAGTTTAGAGATAAGCCAGGTTATCTTGAGATAGCTGAAACGTTTGCTACTACACGAGCTTTATCATTCATGGGAATTTGCTTGGAAGATTTGACAAGCAAAGAAGAGTACGAGGATTTAGGTATTCCTGTACAGCCTATGAATGGAAAGGTAACAACACCATCAGCCAATAGTAATAGATATGATGTTAACGTTGTTAAAGATTTGGAAAAGAAAATTTTATACGCACCCCATACAGCAAAGCTAGACTTTCTGTGGAGAGCAAATAAAGATTTACTTAACCAAATAAAAATAAACGATCTCGTAACTTACAATTCAATTTTAAATAAATTTAATAGTAAGCGTGATGAGATCACAACTCAAAATGAGGTATAATGAACGAGCAACCAAAGAATAAGATATATTTAAATCTTGTTCCTAACTTAAATAAAAAAGCAGGCGACAATCAACCAGTATTAGTAGCACCTAATTCTCCAAAAGCTCCAGAAGGAAAAAATTGGAAAATGAACGTGAATATTAATAATGAGTGGTACGACTACTGTGCATATGACGGAACTGACATAGAAGGTAATCCAACTGGAGGTTACACTGTGATCATCACGAAAAAAGAACAGCAAGCAACAGCAGGAGAAAATAAACAAGGAGGATTTAAAGCTGGTGGATTTCAAAAGAAATCGTTTGCCAATAATAAATCTTTTGGTAATAGACAATACTAATAGTAGGTAATACTATTATTACCTCTATCCCTAGGGTTTTCATCAGGCAGTCATGCCTACCCTTTCATTGTTTCCCTAGGGGTAGAGTAAAAAACAGAAAAGGATATACATGGTAAGCAAGTCAGACTTCATTGATATTGAAGAAAAAATTCAGAAAAGAATTATAGCAGAACGTAATCAAGAGTATGGAGATTACCAAGAAAACTTTGCATTACTTGCAGAGCTATTCTCTATAGTTCTATTTAATAAAATTAAAGTAGCATTACAACCAGAAGATGTTGGTCATATAATGATGGCACTTAAACTATATCGCTGCACTAAGAAATATAAAGCAGATAGTTATGATGATCTATCTATCTATTGCAAGATGACTAAGCAGGTTAGGCAGAATAAAAAATAATGAAGGTTGTAAGATTAAAAAAGTGTGAATGTTATTTTACTTATGTAGAAGAATTTGACACAGCCGAACATGCCATTGATCCTGATAAACGAGGTTTGTTTATTAAAGTTAA